TCGGCAGCGTCAGATGTGTATAAGAGACAGGCCTAATAGAAATATTAAGTGTCTAATTTTGTGTTGATAACAGTTATATCATTTTTTATGTGGTCAACATCTTGCCTAATAACGGTTAGACTATCAGCATACTAAGCGATAGTGGCGATAGCCTTTTCATTCACAGACCTGCATTCCGCCAATTCATCATATAACTTATCTTCGCGTTCCTTTTGGTTTGTCATCATAACAACTGTAATTTTCCAAATGAAAATCCCCAAGGCAATCGCACAAGCAATAGGAAACCCCACAGAAGATATAACATTTAATACCGCATCTAAATCCATAATTACACCTCCTTTCAATTTTAGTTAGGGGGAATAATTAACTAGTACGTTTCCACATATTCACTACTAAGTATGGCGGCATATTGTTATGTGCCGCACCGCCACCAGCATAACCCATAGCTAACCTTGCCCACCAAGTATTTTTATTGTCGCTAACACTATCTACCAAATATGCACCTTCATCTGGTGTCCATGTACCATCGCCGCCGGGATTGTAAGAATACATAGGATGTGTATGCTTTGGCATTTCACCCTATGTCAAAGTATGCGTAGCTTCGCCACCCGTAGAACCTGGTGTATAAGTAGAATCTGAACCTAACAGGAATCTACCCTTTAGTTTTTTCCATGAAGTACCGCTAAATAACGTGGAGGGGTCGGCCGAATTAACACTCATGTAAATACTACCTATGGGATAAACAATATCTACAATAGAAGCGTATTGTTCCGTTAAGGTACTAACTAAGCTATCCACATACTATTTAGTAGCGGGATTATTTGAATCAGTTGGTGCTAATACAGATACAGGAACATTGAAATTAAAATCATCAGACGACCAATCAAAAACAGGCAATGATTTAGCAATATATTCTTTACTAGAAATGGTATTAATAGCGTCCTATACTTTTACCTAAAAGTTATAAGTCTCAGTATAGGATAATCCACTCTTGGTCGTAGTGGCGGAAAATGTTCCATCATTATTCTTTGTAGTATTGGAAATAGTTGTCCAAGAACCCCAAGAAGATGAGGAATTAAGTTTATAGCGATAACTAACCGTTATATCATTAGAAACTTTTCCAAAACTACCTTTAAACCAAGTACCGCTAATGTCAATTGTGGCGACACCATTAGTATTTATATCAACACCATCTATTGATATAGTGGGGCTTTTATAATCTATTGCCGCAAGGGTAATAGTTTTAGTCGCACTGCGGTTGCGGGTATCAGTCGCCCCGAATTTAAAGACACCATTATTATGACCGATAAACGTTTGAGTTGTACCATGTTTGCCGGAATAATAATTAGGCGGATTCTAACACCATTTGTCTTTTATATATGCATCTGTGGTAGGTGTGGCATATAGGTTTATTTGGACGTTGGACACACCATTAATAATAGTTTTAGTATTGCCCGATAGCTAAAGGGATATAGCGTCTGTAGTTGCCACAGTTGAATCTATTGTTGGTACAGCGTTATCGGCTATTTTTGCCGTGAACGTTGATGTATAGTTGACATCTTTCTTCCCCGCGACAGTGCAATAGGAAATTAATTTACCTGTTTTACTACTCGCGTAAGGTATCTCTTTGGCAAAGGCCATAGGGATTTTCCAAGTGATTTTAGCAGGAATACCCGAGGCGGGTAAGTTATCCACTATAACGCCGGTCAATTCACCAAATTCATATTCTATGCTATAGCGTCCAGTGCCACTAGTCGAAGAACCCTCAGTGGAAATCACGGCATTTTCGCCTATAACACAAGTCGATAATTTAGTTATTAATGCCATTTATATTACCCCCTTATCCAGAAGCAACCTGTGCGGCTGCCGTTATCATAATCTTCAAATCGACTGTTTTCGCCTACAATCAAATAGGTTGTTGCATGGAGGTTCCTCGCCTCGACACCACCATTATTAGCGGTTAATACCACTTCGCCGCCTTTGCTAACCTTCATGCCATCCTCAGAAATATTAGTGGCAATATCTACATCACTCTTTTTAATGGTTAGGCCTTCTTGGTTGAATGTAAAACCCGTAGACGTAATTACTTTATCCACGCCACCCGCCATTTCCTATTGGACTATTAGTTCTACTTGGTCAGATGTGATAGACGCATCAACCTTTTGGTTTATATTATCTATCTCTGAATCTGTGGCGTCTTGGCGGTTTGTGATGCTACTAACCGACGCATTAATGGATTCTTGGTCTAATTGAATTTGGCTAATGGTGCTTTCCTAGCCATCGACTTTACTAACGACTAAATCTATTTGTTTATTAGTTTTATCAACTTTGGCGTAGGTCTGATTAAGAACATCTCCCAATGTAGCAGGATTAGACTCACTCTCCGATGTGTCTTTATACGTCCAAGAGAGTTTACTATTGAGGCCGCCATTATAGGTTAAGGTCTGATTAAATAAGTATGTGTTTATAGTTGAATTGTCTTTGGCTACGATAGCTAAGGGGGTTCCAATTGATAACTAATAGTTTCCTCGCCAAGTACATTCATAAGGTGTTATCACTTTATTCGCTAAGGCGTCTATATACCCTTTTAGTATTGTGGCGACCTCGCTACTAGACTTTAATCCCAGAATATTATTATCTCGAATATATTGTGTATCACCGACACCGCCATTAGTAGCGGTTATATTGTCCCCTAGTTCAGTAGCATATGTGATATTCGCCAATTGTCTTTGATTATCCGCTTTTAGCGTGAAATAATCCTCTTTACTGATACTGTATGGGGTAGTTGTTTGTAAAATATCAGTAAATACTAATTGGTTTGCCCCATCACAATAATAATATGTGGTGGTAGCCTCCGCCGCATCATCTAACACCGAACGTAGTGTTTCTGTTCCCTCAAGGTTATAGGGTGGGGCTATGCTAAATCCATTATTAGAACTATTCTAAAATTTAGTAGCCTTTAAGTAAGTAGCGATTGCGGCGACCGCTTTACCCAAGTCTTGGGGCTATGCATTTAGGTCATTCCAAGTATGATTAGCCGCATCATATAACATATCATAACCTTTAACGGTTAAATTGTTGGTGTTCTCGTCTCGTGTTATCTCTTTGGGGTAGAACCTCGGTAATATGGTCGCCCCATAGGGTAAAGAATTAACAGTGAAATAGACCAGGAAATAATCATATTGATTAATATCTATTGTTCTATTGGGGTCTAACAATTTTACCGTGGCGGATTGGCAAATACCAAACCCAAAAAATTTTCCCTATTCACCTGTTTGTTCTATAACTACTTCTATAATGTTGTCGTCCCCACTATAGGTGGTTGCTAAGGTAGAATTCTTATAGAATTCCACCTTAGCTTTTATTTTACGAGAGGGAGACATTATTTCTGTTGCCATTTAGTTTTCCCCCTTATAGCTGTATGAAATTTAAACTCATTTGTTTAAATACTTTGCGATTATCCTATATCGTGAAATATTCGGGTTCGGGGGTTCCCGTATAACACTATATAGTTTTTAGTGTTTTCGTCTCAGGGTCTAGATACGAGATATTAACCACATAGTCTTTTATTGCGGTTAAAAGACTATTCATATGATTATCTAGCATCGGCCTGAACCCGACATACACTTTAATCTTACGATTAATTATATCTATAACGGTATTACCTGCGGCATTGCGGCCACTATTATCACTCACGAGAGTTTCATAGCCAACCTTCAAGGAACTCACTAAATGTGAGAAATCAGTATTGTTTATTTTAAAATAAATCATAAAATATTACCTCCTTATATTACCGCTAATGGTAAATTACCAGTTTGTTTAGTTATACTGTTGATAGAATTAATGGTTGTCCAACCTAATTCTTTACCATCAACATTTAATGATACTCTAGTGGGCGTGGCCATTCTTGCGGCCAGCCTATCAGCGAGTTTATCCATCCATTCCGTGTTATTCTCTAAAGGAACAACAGCTTCTTTGCCTTGTTCACCAACCATTGCGATTGTAGCAGAATCTACAATACCACCTTTGGCGAGGCGAGGCATATGGAGTTTTTGGACATAGCCAACACTGACACCAGGTAATAAGTTGATTAATTTAATAGCACCATTGATTAGACTGATAGCACTGTTAATGCTATTTTCAATTAATGAGATTACGCCATTAATACCCGCTTTAACAGCACCGCCAATAGCGTCGCCAATTGACGTTCCTAAGCTTGAGAATTTGTCTTTGATTTTGCCCCAAATGCCGCTGAAGAAATTAACAATAGGCGAAAATACAGTCTTTACGGCGTTAAAGGCGTTGTTCCAAATGCTTTTGAAGAAATTAGCGACAGGACTGAATATCTCTTTAATTTTACTCCATAGGCCGGAGAACCAACCCTTAATGGTATCGACAGCACCTTTAATCCAATTTTTAATGTTATTTACAGTCTTACTTACCCATTCGGCAATGGGTTTTATTATTTTATCGACGAGTAAATTAAATAGGCCTACATATAGACCGATTACAATCTCTACCATCTTGGAGATTATCTCAATACATTTATCAACAGGCGGTTTAATCCACTTGATATAGAAATTAGAAATAGGTACTAATACCTTTTCTTTAATCCAATTAACACCGTCAGCTACGGCGGTTTTAATTGATTGCCAAGCATTTTTACACCAGTCTATAAACACGCTAACGGCATTCTTAATCTTATCCCATAGGTTAATCCAGAAATTGCGGAAACCTTCGCATTCATTCCATAGGATAACAAATGCCGCGACGAGTGCCATAATGCCTGCAACAATCCAAGTAATAGGATTAGCAAGCATGGCCGCATTTAATAACCATATGACTCCGATAAGCGTGGCGACCGCACCTATTAATACCATTATAACAGCCTACATAGAGTAGCCATTTTCTATTAGGTCTTTAATACCTAATACTAATAATAAAATGCCACTCATAATAAGACCTAAGTTAACGGCAACATTGCCAAATAATATGCCTATACCGCCTAATACCAAACCAAGACCCGTTAATATTTCTATTAGGTTGCCCCAATCAACACCATTAACCCATGCGTCAAAATATCCTCTAATAAGTAGAACCGTTCCCGCGACTATCATTAACTCAGCGGCTAATTCTCTAATTTTGGCTTTAAGTAGTTCGGGGGCTTTTAATGTATCTTTTAAGGCAAATACATCTTCCCATCGAGGAATTAACCACATGGCGGCACCAATTGAACCAATCAGCACTAATAAAGCCTGAAGACTTTTTTTAGCTTTGTCTATGTTAGTATTGAAATCATCAAGACTGGGTAATTCCATATTAGACATATCCATACTATCAAGTGATGGAACGGAACCTCCGCCGCCACCTCCGCCTCCGCCTCCAGTAGCGGTTGGGGATTGGATTACATTGAGTTCATCAAAACCCATTGTCTATTTCTTGAGTTCCTTTGCGGCGGCTGCTGCCCCACCAATAGCACTACCATAATTCTTCATGCTATTGGTAGCTTTATTAATGTTATCATTTGTTTTGCTAACACTGGCTTTACCGTCTGAGAATATCCCAAAGAAAGCACCTAACCAATTGATAGCGGTTATAATCCATTGGCATAGGGTTGCGATTACCTGGACTATTACCTCAATGGCCGGTTTTAGGATACCTAATACCACCGCCGCCACATTACTAAATGCCGTGATTAATGGTAAAAGTTTTGCGGCAACGTCGGCTAATTGAATCTTTAGATTGGCTTGGGCTTGGTTGTAGTCTAACACGGCTTTAGAATTTTGTTCATATATAGCGGCCGCATTACTATATAAACCATTTAATAGAGTACGTAAATAGACTTCTCGTTCTTGTGCGGTATTCATAGTTGCTAACTAACTATTAACCGCATCCTCACTAACACCCATCCAATTTAAGGCGTCTGCCAATGTTCCCGTTATTTTGGCGACTTGGGCGGTCTCATTAACGGACTCCGCCAATGTCTCAACGGGTATGGCGTCGCCCATAGTAGCATAGACACCTTGTAATATCTTTGTCCATTCCGCTAAGTCTTTCTCGTTAGTAGTTATTCTAGCGAGATTCTAAGCGGTCTCAACTGCCCTATCACTATCGCCTAAGAACCTATATAATTCTTTGAATGTTTTAGTGGCCTGGGCCGCTGAACTCCCTGCGGATTGGAATGCGGCATTTAATTTGCTTTGTAATTTACCAAATTCTATACCCTCTGACAAACTTGCGGCGGCCAGGGCGAATGACGCCACAGTCTTTAATACGGATTGAACACTTTTCTTAATGCCACCCATAGCCTTTTCCACGCCTTGTTTAGCTTGGTTAGAGGCTTTCTTTACGTCATTCAGGGATTTGGTTATTTTGTCTACGCCTTTGGCAGAACTACTGCCTTCTTTGTTAATGCCCTTTAGGTCTTTCTTAACTTTATTAATATTATCAACGGCCTATTGGACACTGGCTTTAATTTGTATATTTAAAGTTTCTTCTGTCATTGTTCTGTGTTTCCCCCCTCAAATTTCTTATTAAATTGCTATGCAAATGTCATAAATGCTATAGCATCTTTTTCGGACTAGGATTGTATTTGTTCCTCTTCCGTTTCTACTTCTTCTTTGAACAAGGCGGGATATACATCTTCTATTTTTGGCGTTTCACTTTTATCGCCTAATACTATTCCTACTAATTTAGCTATTAAATTTGCCTATATATAATCATATGTAGCCTTTTCCTTTTGGTCGCGTTCTTTCACTCTTTGGTAGCTTTCTAATCTTCGGGCTATTTCACCCAAAGACAAATCCCAAAATTCGTTTTCCGTCATCCCAATGTCAAGGCAAGTTTCTATTAACGAGTCAAAATACTCTTCATATGTGGCGAAGTCAGGTTCGGCCTCGCCTGTTAGGCGTTTTTTTCCTCGGTCTCCTTTGGCATAATTCCGCTAGCTTGGAATAATTCTATCATTACAGGGATAAAGTCAGTAGTAGCATGACCATCCGCGATATAATCATCCATAATATCATAAGCATCATTAAGTGTAATCCCGTGATTAAAACGAGTCAGGGAAGCGTGAAGAACCGCCACCATTTCCGTCATTGAGGGGACACGAGTTTCACCGTCAGAAGTCATGAATAACATAAGTGGATTACAACCAATTTGGCGTTCTAATTGGACAATAGAACGTGTAGTAAGCGATAAGCAATAAGTTTTGTTGCCAACCATAAAATCTATAGTGTTCATAAGAAAAAATCTCCTTTAAAAATAATATAATGTTAAAACGTGGGGCGGCTATTAAACCGCCCCTTTATAATTACACGCTTGCAGCGGCAATAGTAATTTTGCTATTGGGCTTGATAGAAAGAATGTAGGTCATGGCCGTGGCAATTTCGCCCGCCTCAAGAGAGACGGAACACTCGCCGCTAAATGTAGCGGTAGTACCATCGCCAAGGGTGATTTTCCAATCAATAGAACCATCGAGGGCATCAAGTGCCAAGAATTGGGTTCCACCATTACGCCAATAGAATTTAAAATCAATGCTATCGCCATATGTAATCAGACCAGGGATATACATATGTGCGTCGTCGGCAAGAGTCGTAATCTCAATAGACTCAGTGGTTCCACCCAGGGAAGGAATACTCACAAGGTCGGTAAGGTCGGTATATGTCTCGCCGCTAGATTTGTAAGACAGTTTAGTCTTTTTATAAGTAATAATTTCGTTCGCCATTTAAGGTTCCTCCTATTTATTCAAATTCCTCATACCCTAATCCCTCATACGTCATAATCTTTTGAATCATGGCGGAATTAGGGTCATATAATTCATTACTACTGGTTCTAGTAAAACCAATAGGTCTAAGTGTATCATCTATTTTTTTAGCGTATTTCTACAAATTCGCTATATCAGTTCCCCATACTTTAATTTGATATTGAACCCTACTATATCCTACAGTGTCGCCATTTCCTATAACATAGTTATTAAGTCCTATATAACTAATCAGTGGCGTGGCGTCGCCTCGACTGAGGGTTAATTCATATTTAACGGGGATACCAATAGTTTTTAATGCCGATACTAATCGTGTGTGGTAATCAATCATTAATACTACCCCCTAATATCTCTAATATAGTTGTCCTATTCTCATCTAAGGCAGGTCTCATATACGGTTGGGGCGGTTGGCCGCTAGTTGTGTGCCATTCCCCTTTATCGTCTTGATAAGACCAAGGCGTGGGGCGGCCGCCTTTCTCCGCGAATAGACCCGTTCCATATTCTATATAAGGGGCGTATTCTAGCGGCGTATAAACGGTTCCTATGACTTCTCGGCCATTATTCTCTACTTTACTAGTTATACTCCTTCTAAGTTCGCCTGTTTGCACAGGAACCTTTTCTTTTGCCGAACGTTCGATTAACGCACAACTTTTCTTCATACCATTAGATAATTCATCTATATCTAATAGGCTATCTAATTTCTAGGTTAATTCAGTCAATCCAGTAATATTTATTTCCATGGCTTTTATCCCATTGCCGCCATATACACTTGTTTATATCTACCCATTGGGTTCACATATAGGACTTTGAGTTTTTGATTGCCATATTCAACGATATGTTTATCACTAATTTCTTTATTAAATGTAATCCCAATGTAAGTAGAGTCAGTGTATAAGGGATTGTCCGAAATAGCCTAATTAATTAAATTAATTGCCATTAGTATAGTGCCGAATGACCCCTCATCTATAACAGCCTAACTATATTCGTTTTCTTTCATAGGGTAATATCTGTATTCCGTCATTTGTGCGTTTATCATTGGGTCATACCACCTTTATTACCCGTCTGCGTTTACGGTCAAGTATAGCTATAATATCTGAGGGGTAGCCATCAATATAATTCTCTGAGACGCCGCTATAGGACTGACTAACCAAGCCTTCACTATTAGTTCTATTTAGTTTAATTACTGCGATTCTTTCCGCAACAATTTCTAATTCATAGTCTAATTCTCTATTGCAATAGGCCTGAACCTCGGCCATGGCCTATTTCAAGGCCAGGCCGATTTGGGCATCTGTGAAATTCGGGGCGGCCGCCCCAAGCATTACTTTAATTTCTTCTATCATAATGGCTACCCCTAACCTTTATTAGACTGTAATCTCGGTAGCGGCCTTGGGGGCTAAACCAACAGCATAGCCAATAGCGTTAATCTTATTGCCCGTAGCAACAGCATCAACGGCCACTTCCCAAGTACCATTAGCCGCCTTAGCGGTATAGGACTTAGAACCAATAGAGACAACGACTTTGAACACGTCCTGGCCGCAAGTGCCAGCAACCTTAACCGCACCATTAGAAGGCTTAGTGATAACAACATTCTCGGTCTGGGGCTTCGCTAACATAGCGATGTAATTCTCGTCAGTCAGGGCAACCAAGCCAACCTTACGGATATAAACAATGTTCTCACGCTTATTCTTATCGCGGTCGGTCTCAGTCTCTACACCCTTCTTAGCAAAGTAGGTAATCGCATTGGGGTTCACGAGATAGCAAGCACTATCAGGGACAGCCGCAGACATAACTACAGGGACGCCGCAAATGTGGCCAATATAACCAGTGCGGACGTAATCCTCGACGTAGGTTAAATCCTCGCCTAACTGTTTGCGGATATAGGCCTGTTGCTTAGGAGAAACCAGGAGAGTATAACCGCTTTCATCCTCGTTAGAGGCATTAATCATTGCAAGTGCGTCAACGACCTTATCGAAGAAATAACGTGCGGTGTTAGTAGTGAAATCGCACTCAACAGCCTTGGTCGCCTTACCCATCTCGGAAATAGCCTTGCGGTTGAGGTTATTGACCATATTCTCGGCCTAACCCTTTAAAAGAGTGTCAACCACGATAGGATTACGCATGGCGGCCTCATCTGACCAATGAGTTCTACCCTGGGTAGTAATGACCTCATATTCCTCTTCGGTGTAATTGACTTCGCTAAAATCGTCGTTGCCTTCACCCTCAGCAACATCCTTAATATTGTCATTAGCGACATACTTCTGAATCTTAATCTTCATGCCGGCTTCGGCGGTCAGACTGTCGTCGCTATGCATAAACTGAGACATAGACACCTTAGTATCTAACATAGAATTAATTTTCTCACGAATGAGTTCGTGGCTAAAATATACGTTTGCCATAAAATAGCATCCTCCTATTATTATTTCAATAAATTATTGTAGTATGTTGGATTACCATCTAATAGACGTTGCATCTCCGCCATAGGTAGTTTCAAGAATTCCTCTTTGGTCATTGGGGCTTTGCTGCCGCCGCCATTCCCATTGGGAACATCACCGCCTATGCGTTTCTCTACCTCGGATTTAACTGCGGCCTTAAATAGTTTATCCAACTTATCAATATTAGCTTGGGCGGCTTCAATATCGTCGCTAATAGCTAATATGTCTGCGAATTCGGCGGATAGACCACGACTAGACAGGACACTCTTTAACTCGCTACGATTCTTTTCAATTTGGAAATCGGCAAGCTGTTCCTCTAATTCTTTAATCTTTTGGTCTTTCTCGGCCTTTTCGCGTTCGTCTCCATCCAATTGGGATAGGGATAGTTTCTATTCAAATTTTCTTTGCTGCGTCTTTAACGCTTGGGCAACTCGTTTATCTGATTCACTCTAAATCAGGGCCAACACTTCTTCTTTAGTGAATGTGGAGGCCTCCTGTTCCTTACCCTCGTTGTTATTGTCGGGGTCTTGGTTCTCATTAACGTTAATGTCGATATTTTCTTCTGCCATAATAATTTCTCCTTTTCGATTTTGTTGCGGCCTTATAGGTCGCCCCAAGTGATAGTGTTGCGGTCTAATAACCGCCCCACAGGTGAGTAATTAGATTACTCGATTACAGGAACAATGCAGCATTTACAATTTGGGTGTTTCGGGACAAGTGCGGCGGCCTAGGCCAAGGGATATTTCTTCCCCTTCATGGCCTTGCAATCGTCGCAAGCGTCAGCCTCTACTAATACTTCAGCTAACTAAACTCCATAATCCTCATAACGCTACTTTGCGGCCTCGGTCTATAGATGTGCCATTTCCGTTCTGATTAATGTATCAGCCCGATTATAGCTAACCTGAAACCGTTCTATTAATTCCCGTTTTAACTATGTCGTCTTTTTGCCTGAGACCAAACACTCAATTAATTTATCAGTGAGTTCTTCCTATAGTAATTGAGTATTGTTCCAGACTCTTTGACTCCATGATAACCCATCCGCACACCACACCTAATTGATTACCTTTTCAATTCCCAAAGGGTCAAAAGTGGCGAAGGCAGGGTCTGAGGGACGAGATAATAACTCATATATCCCCCTATACTATTCTTGAAAATTCAGGGATAACTATTGAATAGTTTTGTCCCCGAATTCCAGAAATTTTTTAGATAACTCAGCTTGTGCTTGCCAATACCTATCTAGCCTATATAAATCGGCGGGCGTGGGGCTTTCGACCGACGCCGCCAATTTATCATAGACTGCTTCGAATTCACTGATTACTTTTTTCATTAGTGAATTATATTCTTTTGCCATCTTCTAACAACTTTTTTCAATGGCCATGTTGGTATAGGCTTCTTGTGATTTTGTTGAACGAATTAGCCAATATAAATTACTCATTATCTTCGTCTTCTTGCGTCAGGCTGCCGCCCAAATACAAACTCATATTCTCCTTCTTTTGTTTGGATATTGCATCTAATTCCGCTTGAACATCCTTAACGAAAGGTATCTGGGCAAGTAATGTGGCATCACTGACTGTTCCCTTCAAAGCATTGACCAAATTCACAATGCTAGTGTTATCTTCGGGAATATTACGAGTAAAGCTAATATCTATATCACGGAACACTTCTTCGCCAAGTTTCAAAGACTCAACACCGCAAATAATTTCAATGCGGCGTTGCAATGCCTTCTTCATTGCGGCTACTATCATAGCGGCCTTGGTTTCCATACCTGTTAATCTATATCGAATGGCGATACCCGAAGAGACACCACCCACAAATGTCTCACTACTAAAGTCGGGGCATTTGGCAATGCGATAAATATTATCATGAATGCGTTTTAGGATATTCTCAACTTGGGTATCTGTCGCATTCTTAGTTAGCCAAGTGGCGGCCGCACCCTCAGGCAATACCAAGGTTCTATTCTGCTTCATTAAAGCAATTTGTTCTATATTCTCGTCTGTGGGGTCAATGCCGATTAAAGCGAAATAGGCATCACAAAAAGCGGAATAATCGTCAACCTCATCGGATAATATAATGTTGGCCGCATCCTATAACCCCATGATAGCGTCAAATACTGACTTTTCATCGGGTAAATAGAATATATTTGCGGGAACCTGACTAAAGTAGTGGCGACTTTGGCTTAGTAGCGTCAACTGACCATTCTTACCCGCCATATTATAGTGAGTAATATTTTTATCGTCATAAACATCGACGCAATAATTAATGGAGTTGTCCCATTCATTAGCCTGGTATATGCGAACGAAATAGCGGAGGTCGCCACTTAAAGTATTATCATAGACACCGAAACAAGAGAGAGGGTCTATAGTGCGGAATCTGACCTAAGCGTCATTGTCTATATACATTAATTCCGCCGCCACGCCCACCTTGAGTGCATCCAATAGGAAAGATGAATCTTCCTCTTGATAATCATTATAATTGAGTACACCCATAATATCGCTAATATCTTGTTCGCTATTGTAGGAAATATAGCCAGGTGAGGCAATATAGCCGCAATAGGCATCGGTTATATCCTAACAATAGTTCGTAATGATTTTATTACATGGCTTGGTGGGGTCGTCATAATGCTTTTGTAATATTGGTTGATTGCCATCATAATAATCTTTATAGGTTTGTAATTTAGGAACTACGTTCGAATAGAATTTCATTATCATTTGGGACAATAGTTCCGTGGTGAGGAAAGTATCATTTGGTAATGTAAACATTATTCTTCCTCCTCTAATTGTGCTTGTAATTGATTTATGGCATCACTCTACCATTTCACTTTCATAGTCAGGTATTACCTCCTTGTAATTATCAATAGAATCATCTATCCCTAAGAAAATAGTCTTGGCATAAAGATGTTCTTGAATCTCATTACCATCTTTATCTGTATAGACATGTGCGGCGAGGTCTTTCCAATCAAAGACTTTACCTTCATCCGCATCATATCTGAGTAATTCATAACTTTGAGATATCATGTTTATTCCTCCTTTTTTAAGCAAAAGCTACTGTCCATTTTTTGGCCGTGGCTATTGCTATTTCGCTAGAAGTAAGATTCTTTATTGCCCCTCCGTTCGTCGCAGACCCAGCCTCGCCATTAAACTTGATAGTGTGTGTCTCCCCGATATATGGCAAACTTGTTAATGTTTCTTTGGCGGAAGTCTTGTTATAACGCGAATACGCTACATTGGTTGTCCAAGCGTCAGGGTCGTTTTTTAGTTTAGCATAAGTAGTAGCATTCGTAATTTCTTTAGCAGCGTTTTCCCGAACTAGCGATTTTGCAATTAGTGGGTTATTACCATAATGCAATGCGGAATTCTTTATATAACCTTCACTAACATTCGTATAATATCCCACTGTTGATAAATCAATGTCTGAACTGTAATACGGATTCTTTGCATTAGAGGTGGAGACTGTTTTAAAAGTCAACTTAGCCAAATGAGAACAGTTATCAAAAGCAATAAAAAAATTAGTCTATCGAGTAGTATATAAATCTTCGAGGCTATCTAAATCAAAACAATGATAAAATGTTGACTAGTATTGTGTACTATTACTATCACCAAAGTATCTCTGAGGAGAATTAGTAAAATTAATACTTCTTAGATAACCACTTTCGCTAAATAAACTCATAGCACCGTTCTGCCCAAAAATTGGATAGTTAGTGTCAATACAACTAAGGTCTATGTTTTTTAAACGACTTTTAGCAAAGAAATTTTGAAATTCCTCGCCAGAAGCCCTTTCAATAGGAGGGTCTATAACAATATTAGAAATAACACTTGACCCCTCATAAAAAAAACGAAAATCTACATTGCCCGATGTATTATACATTCCTTGTAATAGATGAATAGTAAAAGGGGTAATTGTATCGTTGGTAGACATATTGTAAAAGACGCCTCTACCATAACGAATATTAGTAAAAACTAAGTTTTTGTTTTTCACTGCCTCATATAAAGCACTGCCTCCGTCGCTGGCAAATAAATAACTAATATCTGTACTAAAAGTTATAGTTTCGGTATCTCCGCTACTACCACCCGTAGGCAAGTTAGTAATGGCGGCCGCCATTTCACCTGGTTTATACACGGCGGTACTTCCGTTTTTCACTCGTATGGCTGAAGCTATATTACTCAAGCTAGTTTCTTCTACTAACACATTAGCCATTAATAACTCACCTCATTTGCATTTTTAATATTGCTGATTGCATTATTGATTAACGCTTGAACTTGTGTTTGAGTCTAATAACCTTTATTGGTAATAGCGGTTTCTACATAATTTGTAGTGGCGAAATTACTAACGTTAGGAATAGCGGTCTTCAATGCGTAATCTCCCAACTCCGCTTTGGTTGCTAGTGTGGGTAAAGTATTCTATTTATCTACATACAACTAATCACCATGGGCCTTATCTAAATACTCTATTTGGAATATGCTACAATGCCACATATCATCTTCCATACTATAGGAGACATCATAGGCCGTAAAGCTTTCAGCAGCCGCCAAAGTACCTACTAGCAAAAGGTCAACAGAATCATTAATAGGGGTGTAGCTAAAGGGCATACATACTACAATCCCACCCTTTATTTGAGTGTCATTTAACTTTAGTAGTATATTTTTACCCGCCGCATATGCCGCTTTTATGTCTTCCTTCGTTGCGGACACATTTTCAAGAGTGCTATGACTTTCCACTTCCCCTGTTTCCACAGTGCCGATATCAGCAGTAATTATTAGCCATTCTTTTTCTGTCGTGCCGCCGCCACCCCCAGCCGCAGGTGTGAATACAACCGACTCACCTTTATTATTGATAATAGTTAATGACCCATCCCCAAGGTTAGCAACCTTTAAATACGTTTCGGGGATATTAGCCGCCACATTATTCAATTCCTCTTTTGCGGCGAGGCCAGTAGTATCAGGTATCTTATTCTCTACCTCTTTTAATTCCGCTTTAGTGGCGTAATTGCTATCACTGACAAAACCACTATCATTAACGAGGTCGCTAATCTTGGTAGGAATCTTTAATTGAACTTTACCCGTTAGGCCGTTTACACTTTGAACCTCGGAATAACTTTCAACATTTCCCCAATTCACTTTCATCAAACGCAACCCCCTTCTCGGTATAGTGGCGTCCAATAGTTCAGATATTGGCCGTTATATTTTATCCTATAGAAACCTCGGCCAATAAAATCTAAATCGTCAGGTATCTCAAAGAACCAAGTATTAGATGTGTACTTGGCGGCGACCGCCCCAACGATCTTACCACCGTAGCAAATTTCCATAGTTAAATCGCCGGTGGCGATTACCTCTCCGTCGTCGTCTGTGAGACTTAATGCCACGAAATTTTTACCGCCATTGCTAACGCGAATGGCGTCATATAAATAATTAATCAATTGGTATTACCTCCAATCTCATTGCCTGCGGCCTTACGGCCTTGGCTATTTTATTAGCTTTACAATCCTAGTAAAGCCTTATCAAATGTGCCTAGCTTCTTCTTAGCCGTATAAATATCACTATATGCATAACCCAGGCCATCTATCGCGTGGGAAAACTCATGGGTCATATCTTCTGTATATTCTCCCGTGGTTTTATCCTTCTTATAAGAGAAATTCTCCAATTCATTTATTAGGTTCTTACATTTGGGATGAACTATTATCTCGTTATTCTATAGAAATGATATTCTGGCCTTAACACTATCCTTACCTTTAATACAGGGTAAAGCGTTAAACCCCTAACTTTTCATATACTCTATAGAACGAGGTTCCGCACTATCCATATAAATCTTATCCCTATGGCTTATTCCCATATCACGCATGGCCGCCGCCACCTCATCCAGTTGGCGACCCCGCTAATAATATTCGTCATACACATATATCTTTTTATTAGCTTCGTCATATAGGCTACAAATAACCGTAGTGGGGTCGATGAACCCAAAGTCAGCACCTATTCGCAATTCTAATCCTAAACTCTATGGGTCAAATTCCTAGCGTCGCCAATTCTGAAATACTAATCCCTCTGGGTCAGTACCCCATTCCCCATAGCAATAAATCCTAGCTTTCTGCGGATTCCGCACCTTCATAGCTTCTAATGTGTCTACATATTCCTGAGAAAGAAACGGATTATCTAAATAGGTTGTCTTGCTAAAAAATAGATTGTGCGGCGGGTTGATTTCGCAATAGTCGTATAGCCAGCTATTCTTATTGATTGGGTTAAATGCCGCTATAATCTATTGGTTAGTTCCGCCTCTTAAACGTAAATCCAATTGTTCGTAGATATTACGAGGAACTTCAAAGACCTCTTCTATAAAGATAGCGGTGATACCAGCTAAAGATAGTAATTTAGTTTCCTCGTCTAACCCAGTGAAGATAATCTCAGACCCATTGGGAAAAGTAATGGCGAAGTCGGTCTCACGGATTTTCATAACGGGGATTAAACCCCACTCCTATAGCACCTACTTAAATAATGCAAAAGCGGTTTGGCGAATCGTCGTCTTGTACCTCCGGCAGACTAGGACTCGTATTTTCTCCCTAATGCAACGAACTATTAATTTCTGAGTTATGAAATAACTCTTCCCGCTACCGGCCGAACCCAAATATATTTCGTATCTGTGGGTATAGTCCAATAGCATAGGATATAACTTAGGACTAAATGCACTAGGCTTCAACGTTAAATTTATTTGGGGCATGGGCGACCCCTCACTTCCCGATGGTCAGATTAATGGCGGAATCAGCCTCAACTGACACCTTGGTTTTATCTTCGGGTTTATAACCTAACCCATCGAGGATATATTTAACTGCATTCCAATTACCTGATGCCGCCATTTCTCTTAGCTTGTTTATGGCTATAGATTCTGACTCTTTATATTTCTACTGACACAGTTCTTTATAAATAGCCATAAAAGTTTCGTCCTGACGGTAATTGTAAAAGGTGTTTTCTGAAATCCTACACGTTTTAGCAATTTCACCGAAGGTTAGATAGGGATTCTCAACCCAAACGGTCGCCACTTTGCGGTATCTTTCTAACAAATATTCATCTTTAGTCTTACTCATTGGGGCCAACCCTCTTTCCATTAATATTCTCTCTTAATTCCCTATACATATTTAAATAACCGTGTATAGGAATACACAAATTTGGGTCTTTCCATTTGTCTATGGCGTCCTATACTTTGGGGTCTGATTCAATAATTCCATACCATAATTTATTATTATCACTCTTTAATTCCAAATGGAAACCCAATAGCATGAGATACGCCATTTGATTTAATGAGTATATACATAAATACTTCTTCACCTTGATATAATCTCCCTAATATTAATTTTGTTGTAATGCTAACATTTACTCAATTCATCTAAATGTACCAATGCTAATTCAGCCTCTTTGTAATACTCTCCATCCTCTAACTAGGGTCTAATAATTTTTCTGCAATTCCCCCGCCGCAGCAACTCCAGTAATTCAGACGTGCGGACTACATAAGCAATGAAATTAACCATATCAACGAAACAGATATTAGTAGCCTAAGTATAATATATCCAACCCTTTTTGGCGGCCGCTATATTCCCAATGGTCTCAATGACAACGTTATTAGTAGCGGCAACCCTACTATCAGCCTTAACCTCTAATAGTAGCTATTCGTCTCCCTTAGTGGCGATTAGGTCAATATCTTTAGAGAAATAGGACGCTTCTTTAGAAACGTCCTAAACCTCATAACCCAAAGCCTAAAACAAATTGGCGACCAGGGCTTCCCCCTTATGACCCTTAGCCAATAAGTCTTTAAACATCGTTATAGCGGTCATGACTTTAGACCCCTATTCGCCATTTCCGTCTTGATGAAATCTCGGCACATTTCCTCAGTAAATGAGTAATCCTCCCCCAAAGCTAACTACATCAGATACTAATCTAATATGCTTGCCGTTTCATCTTTCGGGAACTCATGGTGGTTAATTCCCTGGGCGACACAATCATGAATGAATAAAAGTTCTTTTGTATTTAACATAGTAAATACCTCCTTAAAATTATTGCGGCGGCTACTTCTAATAACCCCCGTCATATTATCTTGAGAATAATGGGTAATTAATTATCCCTCGTTGCCCAAAGAGAAAAGTAAAAAACCGCGGCAGCCTGGTTCGGGGATTCCTTAACCGCCCCCGCCGCATTCTCTATAAAGGGATTACCCTTTTTCTCAAAGATTTTTTAAAAAGTATGACTATAATTTCATACCGACTATTTTTTATTTAAAAGAATGGAAAATTGAATACCTCTCGCAATATATAAA